TGATTGCTAAGTAAGACACTTCCTTTGTAACAGTTTGGGCGTATCTGTACTCTGGAACCAGCTGAGGTCCATAAGAAAAACATGCAGAACTTGTGCACTCTTTCTTGATAATCTCTCTACATTCAGAATCACCCCCTGGGCTAATGAGTGTCATCTTTGTACCCTCTACTCTAGAGAAGGTCCACGTCTCAGTGAACTCTTGTATAATCTTTATGCGTTGACAGCTAAAGACCGAGAAGTTACTCTCAAATACTTGCTTGTAGATGTTCACGGAGATCTGTTTTCCTTGTGTCATGTTGGTGCACTCCTGGAGGCACTGGACTACTGAAGGTCCCTCTGCCACATCCCTACAACTATAAGTGGAAAAGCCGTAAACAAGATGTGAGTCTATTGACAACATGGTCAATAGGAGAAGATAGAAAGAGATACCCATTAGTATTGAGGTTATTAACATAAAGGTCTCAGTTTTATTTAAATATTGATAAAGTGGTGTCATGCAGGTCCATCCCACTAAGGGATTACTTTCGGGGCAGCTTTTTCTTCCTTATACATGGTATGAATTATAAAACCCGGATTCTCTCTACATGCAATCTGAGCAATCTCTTCTGTCACCTCTTTTATCTGGCATTTATGGATCTTCACAGATGTTTTAGCAATTGGAATTCCAGCATTAGTACGGATTGCATTTCCTTCAGCTGCAAACTCAACTTGCTTAAACTCTTCTCCAATGTATTTTATTATCATGAAAGCCATAGGTTGGAACCAGTATACTGTGGCATTTTGAAAATGAACACTAAGAGTTCTCTTTTTCAACATTGTCATACAACCTTTGTCGTGAGCAGTATCGATAATCCAGAATAGGAGTCTAGACACTCGGCTAGAAATTTCTCCAAGGTCTGCTTTTCTTATTATCCCCTCTACTACCTTCTCTGAAATCCCGACATCTTCATAACTATCATCGCACTCTTGGTAAAACTCTACATTCCACATTACACATAAGAACCTGAGAGTTGATGCCATTACGATATATTCGATAATGATCAATGCTAACTTTCTATTTATGCAAATCTGCCTTCAGACTGATATTAAGCTATCTACTGTTGAGATCTCAGTTTTATTTAAATACTCACTGGATCTTTCATCATTAGAAAGTATAACAACTTATAATCTTATGATGAGGAATACTCATAACACTCATAAGATCAAGAGATCTGAAAACACACGACAAGAAGCACACAACAAACGCCATCACATGCAAGGCTTATTCTCTTTCTTACGCACACAGGCATACAAGAAAGCTGCTGTATTTGTTCAAACAATCTCTTCTTCAACTGGAATGTTTCCAATTTTCTTTTGTCCCCCGTTTAAGTTGACTGGTGAACACTTCTGCCTTGTATCTATACTATACAAATAAGAAGCAATCGGATCTGGTATCTTCACAGAGCACCTAAATTGGGGAGTGATCTTCAGCTCCCCAACCACAGTGTCCAGCTCTAACCCCAACAACTGTTTGGACATTGTTATTCTTATGGGGCAACCGTCTGATGTTCTACTTTGACCAAACCCGACTGCAGAGATATTGATTCTCTTATTAGTTGGAAAGAAGAATGAGTGTGTAACCTTTCCCCCCGATTTTCTCATATCCTCTCCTACAACCATTATCTTTCCATGGGATTCATCTGTGATTATGGGATCATAGTTGAACGTCACACTGACCAGTGTGGTATATTCCCTAGGACCTACTATGCAATCCATAAAATTCCCCTTTGCTTCCATGACTAAATCAGATGAGATTAAGTCATTTTTGATGAGAACTTTTGTAATAACGCCACTCTTGTTCACTTTCTCTGCCTTGTTTTGGAACTTTGACATATCTTACCTATTATTAAGGAATAATCAAAGATATATCTAACGATCTCAGTTTTTCTAAAATACTATCAAAGCAAGATTAAGGGAAAACAGAGCCAAGCTCTAATATGAAATCTTTGACCATAGCCTAAATGAGTCTACTACGCTAGCTAGCATTTGCATGATAAAAGTAAGATACATGAGTAAACATTCCTCCTCTCTTGGCAATACAATATATGAGGTTCCTAAGTTCCTTATATATCAACTTCATATCTGTTGGAAGAAGTTGAAGATGACGGTCGCGACTCTTGTCTAACAGGTGGAATCGCCGAGTTGAGAGCATTTTTGATGCCCCTCATTATCTCTTGGTTATACTCATATTTTAAGTCTTCCGACAGAGCATTGTCTCCCATAACTATCTCATACATATCAGGGGTCACCATGGATGCTCCATATTTCCTCATATTGGCATGATTGATATGCTTTTCAGTAAACCCGAGTTTGAGGTAGAGAGTGTTATAGTCCCAGCTCTTCCTCTCAACATGTTTATCTTTTGCCTTGTCTTGTACTCCGTTAGGAGCTTTGACGACGCTGTGCTCTGCAATCGAAGGCTTCTGGATCTTGCTGACGGCCTTGATCATCTCTTCCATTTCTTGCATTTTATGATCAAACATCTTCATCTTAACGTCAAAATCTAATGTCATTTTGGTCTTGATATCAGCCAACCCT